CATAAATCGTCTAACAAACGTTTTAGTTCACATGAGGCGGAGCAGGCTTCTTTGAAGGCTGTGGCAGCTAAAGAGTCTGATACGGTCGAGGATATTGATCGTATTACGAAGCAATTTTCCCATTTGATGAAGGAGAAAGGGGAGAGATCTCCGATTCAGCCGTGTGATAATGGTGCGGCGTATTTGCTTGCTAAGCATCCGTTTAAGGTAGCTAATCCTAAAGTTGTTAAGGATATGCGTATCAAGGCGGCTACTTGGCGACAAGATATGCGTTATCATGGTAAGCAAGCTCATAAGGAGTTGAGTTTGGGTTTGTTTCACCCGTTGTTTGGATTGCAATATCGTATGCACGTTGTTAATGATGAGAAGTCGTTGCAAGAGTGTTTACGTGGTGTACGTGATCCGAAACATAGGTTGGTTTTGGAGAATACTTTTGCGTGTTGGCAGAATGAGATTCGTCAAGCTAAACCGAATGAGGAGGTTTTGCAGAAATTAGCGAAGAGGTTTAATGATGTTGGACGTTTTTCTCAACCATCTACTCAGGTGGCTAAGAAAAGACGAGCGGATACTCCTTTTCAAAGGGGTGAGTTTCAAGGTAATAATATTCCGAAAGGAATGGAGATGTCTTTGAATCCACCTCCGGTTGTTGAGCCGGTGATGACGCCTCCCTTAGTAGCGACTATTGGAGGGATTCAAACTACTGTTTCTGTGCAGAACCCCTTGGTGGGGTTGGAGATGGATGATTTGTTGGCAATGTTGGGAGGTGAAACATATATTGCCAAGTTGTTGGTCAATATTGTTTGTCTCGTTACCTCGTTGTGTGAGTGTCACACAACGTTGAATGTGTTGGCGCAGTTTACTAGTTTTATTAATAATAACTTTACAGGAGTGCTTGTTGGCACTATGATTAAGTTAGTTAGAGCTAGGTTTTCTGGTTTTCGAGCGGAATTGCAAGGTAATGGAGCTTTTGGCGAAGGTCCATTGGAGTCAATGGAGATTCCGGTTAAAAACATTTTCGAGAATGCTTTAGCTGGGAATTCGGAATTTGGTCAAGCATTGTGGTCGGTCTTATCAGTTATTAGTGTCTCGGCGTTGACCCTTGGTGTGGGTTTTCGAGGTGATGTTAATAGTGCAATGCGTTTTAAGGAGAAATTAGATAAGATGGTGTCGCATCGTGATGGCGTTGAAACCTTGGTTCAAAGATTGTTTAAGTTGTTGAAATTGTTTTGCGAAAAAGTGAAGGTGTGCTTTGAACGTAAAGATTTTAGTGCATTTTTTGAGGGGTTTTCTGTGACCGATTGGTTGTGGACCTCTGAAGTGGTTTGTGAGGATCTGTGTGTGAGAATTGACCAAGCAAGACCAGGGATTGAGGCAACTTTTAAGAAGAATTTGTTAGATGGCAAGTATCCGCCCAGGATATTTGCTCCTTTAACGAATCAACAAAGGGTTGATTTGATTGATACTCTATTGGAGGAGTATAAGAGCCATCATGCAGCTTTAGTTGGTGCTAAAGATGTAGCAATGGTTAGGACTGTGGAGGTCATGAAAGATCGCCTTAGTTCTGAGAAGTATTCGTTGAGTAATTCGAGAGCTTCTGGACAATACCGTGTGGAACCGTATGCTGTGTTTATTCATGGGATAGCGGGTTCGGGTAAGAGTCTTTTTGCACAGCAGTTGCAGAAAGTTTTTGGTAGAAAGAGAGGTTTACCATTGGGTCCGGAAGGTGTTTACACGTATAATAGAACTGCGAATTTCTTTGATGGAGCTGTTCCGTCTCAATGGATGTTGTTGTTGGATGACATTGATAAGAGCGTTGGAACCATTACGAATAAAGAAGTGACGCATGCTGAGATTGTTGTTAGTGTTTGTAATGGCAAACCAATGATGTTGGAGCAGGCTGCTGTTGAGCAGAAAGGTAAAGCCTATTGTAACTATCAGGTTGTTGTGTATAGTACGAATCATAAAGATGCGAGGTTGCGTACTTTTAGTTTGGATACATTGGCTTTTTGGCGAAGGTTCAGTCATGCGATTGAATTCGTTGTGAAGACGGAGTTTGCTACTCCAGCAGGACGTTTGGATCCTGCGAAATTGGATGGATCGAATGAGTATTGGACTTTCTTTGTTGGTGATTTCGACGATTCATTGTATGATGCTCAAAACATGTATACTTGTTTTCCCTTTAAAAGGAAAATAATTAAATCTGTTTCTCAGTTGACGCAGATTCTTGCGGAGGGTTTTGAAAAGAAAATCACGCGAGAGTTGGCATCATTGGCTAAGACGGCAAATGATAATGGTGAGTTTTGTCCACATTGTATGTTGACGAAAAATTTCCATTCGGTTGCGCCTTGTGTTGAGTTGCAAGGGCGTATGTCTGAGGATCCCTGGTTTTTGTTGGTGATGCTGTGCGGTTTGTGGTATGGTTTGGGTTTCTGGTTAGTTCTGGTTTCTCTCTGTTCATACGCCGTAATGGCTCTTGGTGGAGCTTTAGGTATTACGATGGAAGATTTTGGGATAGCGTTTAGACATGAGATGAAAATTTTGTGGTTGACGAAAACTCAGAGTGCTAGGAGCAGTTTGTTTCGTTATCTGAATGATAGAACTGCTTTGACTTTAGATCAGTTTAAGATCAGGGAGTTGATTTGGATTAAGCAAATGTCAGATAAGGTTTATGCTAATAAGAATGTGCTTATTGGCGTGACTAGTGCTGTCATTGGTTTGGGTGCGCTTGGAGCGATTCTTGCTAGAAGAAGAGCTCCTGCGCAGACTGAATTACAAGGGTATGTTGTTGATGGAACACCCGTTGCTGATAATTCAGTTGGTTCGAAGCGTGGGATTTGGACGCGGTTACCCATTAGTAGGGATCCATTGGCAAAAGGTGCTCTTAGTACCTCAACATCGAAAGATGTTTTGGAGGCTGTGAGTAACCGTTTTGTTAAGGTTTATAATTTGGAGAATGGTGTTGATCTGCTTGGTGTGCAAATTACTGGTAATATTGTGCTGATACCAGGTCATATACTTTTTCCGAAGAGTGCTTTTTCTGAGGCTCCTGGCATTGAGATGGCTAGAGTTGTGGAATTGGTCCCAAGTAGATTGTGTTTTACTAAAGGAACATTGAGTTACACAATGGAGGTCGAGATTGGTTTGAATGCTGCGCGTATTCCCGGAAGGGAAGGTGTTTTAGTGCGTGTCATTGGATTTCCGCCTTTGGCTAGTTCTGATTTTGACTTGCATTTACCTATAACTACGCAGTCGGAAGTGCGTCCGTGTTTTGATAAAATATGGTTTGTCACCATGAGAGATGGTGAAAAAGTTATTCAGGAGGGGACTGCTGGTCGTGTGGCCAAATCGCTTTTGGGAAAGAAATCTTACATTGAAGTGAGAGGTTTTGATACTCGGAAAGGTGATTGTGGTGGCATTTATGTCGCACAAATTGGGAAATTTGTCTTCATTTGTGGTTACCATGTGTTGGTGATTTGGTCAGCTATGAGGAAGGCTGAAATTGATTTCGGAATTGCTGAGGAGTTGACAGAGGTCGAATTGAAAGCGACTATGCAAGACTTGGCGATTATCGGGGCAACTCCTATTCCGAACATTTTCCTAAGTACATTGCAGTGTAATAGAGAAATGTCGGATCCTAACTATGAGGTTAGGTTGAAGGATTTGCCTTTGAAGTCGTCAGTTGGTGTTGCGATTACGAAGGGGTTGGAGCATGTTACTGTGTTGGGTACCATGGATCCCCCCTTTCCATTGTCCACACTGAGGTCAGGGTGTGAGGATACATTGATGGCTGATGATTTTAGGCATAGGGAACTTGAGATTTGTGGGATGACTCCATATTTTTCGAAGCCTATCTTTGCCGGTAAAATGGGTCCGGATGGTCAATGGGTTGATCCTTATGTTAATCATTTGATGAAGATGAATAATAAGCACTCTGATGAGCGGTTTTGGATGATGGCTGTTGCGGATTATTGTGATGGCATGGAGAAACTTGCTGGTTGGGAAGGTGTTAGACCTTTGACCGATTATGAGGCGTGGATGGGTGTTGAGAATTCCGATATTGGTTCGGTTAATCTTAAGACATCTGCTGGTGCGCCTTTCTTTCAGCGGAAGGAGAACTTTGTCAGGTTTGATCACGTGAATAAGACAGTTGACGTGCAACAGATGGTGTTGGATCAGATCGCTGAGATCTATAAGGTTGTAGATATGGGGTTGATTTACTCACCGTTGTGTAGTCACTCATTGAAGGATGAGGCTATTAGTCTGAAGAAGGCGATGGAATTGATGGTGAGAAATTTTTCCTGCTGTCCAATGGCGTACAATTTTGTGTTGAAGAAATATTTTACGCCTTTTGTTTTGTTTATGAGGGCGCATAAGGATTACTTTGAATCGATGGTTGGAGCGAATTTTTTCAGTATGGATGTTGATGAGTTTGTGAAGTCATTGTTGCGTGTTAGTGTAGATCGTCTTGGTGAAGGTGATTTTGTACATTTTGATGGAACGCAAGGTTCACAATTACGACATGCTGAAGGAGATGTTTGGAGACGAATGTGTAAGTGCGCTAATTGGGATTCTTTGGATTCGATGAGAGTGCATATGTTGTTTTTGGGGACTATATACACGACCCGTTTCATAAAGAATGATTTAATATTGATGGCCTTCCAGAATCCATCTGGTGGCCAGATAACGTTGGATACAAATGGTATTTGTAATTCGTTGTGTTTCCGATATGTTTATTATGCTGAGTATTATAGTAGATATAAAGGAGTTCCTGTTTTATTTAGGGTTTGGGTGGTCTTGAAGACATTGGGTGATGATAATGTTTATTCTGTGCATGTGTTGTGTACATGGATGGATCATCAAGTGCTAGTTAAGCGCTTGGCGGAGATTGGTATGGGCTATACTGCTCCGGATAAACTATTGGATAATAAGGAAGTTGGTTTTAAGACCATTACTGAAATTTCTTTTTTGAAAAGACGCTTCAGTTTGGTTAAAGGACGGTGGCAGGCTAGGCTAGAGCTGAAAAGTCTTGTTAAGATGTTGGTGATGGCGAAAAAGTCTGAACTCAGTAGACGTGATCATGCGGCGGTTTTGCTTAGTAATGTGAACAGGGAGTTGTTCTATCATGGTGAAACGGTTTATGACGCTTGGATGGTTGATATTCGAAATGCTGTTGAGAAGCATAGATTGTTTGAGAGTCGTTACTGTCGCTTGTACGAGTTTGGTGAGTTGGAGTTGCTCTTCATCAAGAATTCGTATCCACAATGGTTAATGGGAACCAGAATGGAAGGGAATCTTGATTGGAGGGAGGACTAAAAAGGATGGTCGAGCCTGACGACCTTAAATTTAGGTCCGCGTTTACGGCGGTTCTGTGAAGGAAAATGTGAAAAT